CCATCCTTGCAGTAACGGCACCATGTCTTCGTGGTAAGGATAACTACGGTCATGTCATCGTTCCACGCATAAGGGCGGTTGGAACCCCAGATATGAGTTCCCTGTGGCAGCTCATGCTGGTAGAACACGAGAAGTACGGGATAAAGCTACTCCGCTCAAAGATGACCGACAACGTGTTCATGACCGATGAACAGCGTGAACTCATGTCATCTGCCATCTTCGACGAGAAGTTGAGGAGACAGGAAATCGACGGTGAAATCATCCTCGGTGAATCAGCAACCTCGCTTATAACATTGAAGGACTTACCGTTGGAAGCACCTTACTATTCCGACGACAGGGTGTACGGTGGCCTCGACATGGCCCATACAGGTCTAAGGGATGGACACTGCTTTGCCGCAATCAAGGGAAACCGCCTGATAGCGTTCCATGAATTCGGAATGGCTTCAACCCTCGAAGTGTGCGAATGGATTAGACGCTTCAACAAGGCTCACAAACTTAATTCGATTAGCATGGACCTTGCTTGGTCAGAAGCCGTTTATGAAAACCTGCGGTATGAAATCCCCTGTACACAGGTAGCGTTTGCCGAGAAGGCGCCTACCGAGGAAGCACAGCGTGAATATGCCAACATAAGGGCATTCGGCTACTTCAAGCTGACCAAGATGCACAAGGATGGCCTCTGCGTTGACCTAGAATCGGAATGGATTGACCCAGGCATAGTAGCGGAGTACAAGAGAGAAATAACGAACATCCACTTCATCATGGACAAGCAGGGAAGACTCCTGATAGAACCAAAGGATGATATACGTGTTAGACTTGGCCGTTCCCCAGACCCTGCCGACGCACTCATGCTCGCAGCCCTCGAACGGAGCGAACAGGACAAGCCGCAGATTCAGGTGGGCAAACAGGAAAGGGACCAGAGGCAGCTGAGAAGATATGCCTCGATGATGGGGGGATAATGAAGTTCAGTTGCGACAAGTGTGGACTGTGTTGCCGTCATGTTGGGGACTTCGCATACATGAAGGATTACGACCGTGGTGACGGAACATGCAAGCATCTCACTGATGAAAACCTCTGTGCCATCTACGAGAACAGACCGCCGATATGCAACACCGAGATGCTGTACGAAAGGTTCTTCTCACGGTTCATGACCCGTGATGAATACGACCAGTTCAACATCGAATCGTGCAAACGGATAAAATCATCGCATGAAAACCGCTGTGACAACGCTAATGATATAAACTGATAGTGTAGTTACCGAATGGAGACTTATGGAACTATCAATATTACGCAACCAGGAATATGCAACAGCGTTAAAAGAAGCGCTGACCATGCGACGTAACGGAACAATAGACAGGGCGACAGATGACCAGCTTGGCCTCTTCGCCTACAACATCGCACAATGGGCTATGGCAAGTTCAGTTCAAAAGGGAAAACTCTGGCGTTCATTTTCGCAGGACCCAGATTTCCAATCGGATGTAATCATGGGTGTGGTCTCTTATTTGGACAAGGTAGACCTAACGAGAAACCCAAAAGAAATCCTTGTCTATCTCTATCGTGTAGCCCTCAGCACAATCAGGGACCTTATCGACAAGGCCAACGCAGCTAAGCGGCAACACGAGGAAGTCGATGTCCCAGAAGTCATCCTTACCTCGGACTTCTACGGAAGACAGACGGGCTTCGCCTACAACAACGACCAACCTATTCTTAACTAAAAACAGGAGAGCAAACATGAGCTATCTCGATAAGGTAACGGAAGAAATCACTGGCAAATCTGGCAGCCAGGAACAGCCAGTCGAAACAAAGGTTGAAACACCAGTCGAAACCAAGGAAGAACCGAAGGTCGAACCACCGACGGAAACCAAGGAAGAACCCCAGAAGGAAACTAAGGTCGAACCCCCTGTTGAAACTCCCAAGGTCGAAACGAAGGTCGAAACCCCTGTTGAAACCAAGGTTGAAACAAAGAAGGATGAAACCAAGGACGAACCCAAGAAGGAAAAGCCAGACCTTTCCAAGCTGACCAAGGAAGAAAAGGCAGAACATGCCTTCAAGCGCCAGCTCGAAAAGCAGAAGGCAAAGTACGAGACCCAAATCCAGCAGATGCATGAAAGCTTCCAGAAGCAGTTCGACGAGTTCAGGAGCGAGTTCAAGAAGTCCCAGCCGAAGGAAGAACCGAAGACCCGTGCTGACTTCGAGACCGACGACGAATACATCAAATATTTGGTAAAGACCCAGAACGATGCAGACCGTGCCGAAGCAGAGGAGAAGAGGGCCAAGGAAGAAAAGGAGAAGCGTGAATTTGACGAGCAGCAAAGGGCAGTCTCCGAATCGTTCCAGCAGAACTGCCGAGCGGCATTCGAGGACGACCAGACATACGCAGCGTTCGCAACCAAGGTCAACAAGGGAATCCAGAACGGTCTTGGCGAAATCCTCGACAATGCACCAGCAATCAGGGACTATGTGTTCAGCAACCCGAACGGACCGATTGTCCTCAACGAGATGCTTTCGAACAAGGAATCGTTCATCAGGGTTATGAGCAATGCTGGCAACCCGATGTCTGCAATAATCGAAATGCACGACCTAGCACGTGAGATTGCAAACCGTTCAAAACAGCCTGACCCGACCCCTGCTCCTCAGCCAGAGCAGCCGAAGCAGATGCCTCACCTTGGAAAGCCAGGGACTGTATCGGGAGGTGCAAGAACGAGCGTTTTTGACTCCGACCGAGACCTCATCAAGTTCATTCGAGCAAGGTAAAAACAGCGGGTTTTAAACCCGCTTTTCTTTTTCCCTACTATCAACCACAGAAAGAAGAAGAGTGTAGCTAACTGTTTTTCTTCCGCCAACCGTAGGCTATACGGATTCTGCGATTTTGACATCCATGGACGCACATGGGCTTAACAACAACCGATAGAGACGAACGTCCCTGTCAAAACTTTTTGTCACGCAGGATTCAACTACGCAAGAGCGTGACGGAGGAAAATATGTCTTTTTACAATCAAGTTCAGGGTGGCACTAACGAACTCACCCACAACAAGAAAGTGAAGCTCGTTGCAGCTGCTGTGGCTGATGAGCTCAATTATGTCAAGGCTTCTGTTTCCAAGATGCCTCAATCCGAATTCAAGGGCAAGAAATACGGCAAGGAATATTCCGTTTATCTGCCTGATGTCGGCACCGTTCACGAAGGCTTGACCGCTTCTCCCGATGATATCGTGGAAGTGGAAGCCAACATCAAGCTTCAGAACTTCAACACTTCCTGCACCCTCGACGCATGGAACGACATTGCAGATATCGAGGACTTCAAGAAGGAAGTGGCAATTCCGAAGGGCCAGAAGCTCGCTCGTACGGTTGCAAAGGAAGTCATCAAGGACAACGTGTTCAAGAACATGCAGGCCGTGGTTGGTACCGCTTCTTTCGGCACCCTCTCTGACGCTGCTGCTGCCTTGAACGAACTCGCCGTTTCTGGTGAAGTTGTGTCGTTCATGCACCCTACGGTAATGGGAAAAATCAGTGCTGGCGGTTTGGCTAATTTCATTAGCGGACAGGAAGCCAAGGATATCTACGGACGCAACTACCTCGGACAGTACGCAGGTGCTGAACAGGTTCAGGAACCGTTGCTCCCGACCGTTACGACTCCTGCTTCTTGCAGCGCTTCCATCGCTCTCGAAATGACCGAAGATTCCGACGGTTTCGAAGCTGTCGAGGAAATCTCTGGTACCAACCTGAAGGCGGGCCTCGTGTTCACAACGGGTGGCGACCTCAAGATTGTGGACCAGTCTGGCATCGAGACTGAACAGGATGTTGCAATCGTTGTTCTCTCTGTCAACGAAGCTGGTACGAAGGGCAGAATCAGCCCGCTCCGTATCACCGTCGAAGGCAAGGGCAAGGGCAACCCGAACGCATGGGTCAAGGCAGGCACGACTTCCATCAGCCTCACCGCTGCCCTCGAAGCCAACACCACGTACTGGGTAGGTCAGGTAAGAACCAAGGACTGTATGGCGTACGATAGCTACCGCTTCGAAAACCTTCCTGGTTCTGAAAACGAAGACGTTTCTACCGTCGGCGGCGTGACCGTGAAGATGAGCACGTACGGCGACGGCACGAACCTCACGAAGCTCGTTCGTCTTGACTGCCCGTTCGCATCGGGTATTTGGGACGCCCGTTCTGCCGTGGGTATCTACGTGAAGAAGGTCTAATCGGCTTTTCGATAAGATAGTCCAAACATACAATACTCTCCAATGAGGGAGCTAGGGTAACCTGGCTCCCTTTTTTGCGACCCTACTTTCCATCTCAGAAAGAAGAGGTAAACAATGATTGCCGTAAACGAACTAATCCAAAAGGCCTACGAGGCCCTCAACATGACTGGTCTGGGCGAAGCCACTGACGGTACCATGGCAAAGTCTGCATGCGGTGAACTGAACGAGCTTATATCACAGTTGAACTCAGAGGGTTACATCTCCCACATGCAGAAGTTCCTCGACGTATCGACTGCTAAGGTTCTCACGTTCCGCAAGCTCAAACAGGGAGAAGCACCGCAGCCACACACCATCGACATGGAACCCCCTGAGAAAATCGAGGGTGTCGCACGCAAGATGGGAAACCGTTATCTCCCGTTGAACCCTAAGGATTCCATCCAGTTGTTCATGAAGAACCAGAACACGATTCCTACATCTTGGAACTACGGAAGGGACTTCGAGGAGTTGCCAACAGAGTTTGCAACCTTGGACGAAACCCACCGTGAAATCGGTGTTCTTACCCTCGATGGAAACAGCACGACCCCACTAAGGATTTGGTACAACTCGAAGATGCCGAAGTACAATCTCGACAGCAAGATTTACCTTTCCGACCTTTACAACAACATGCTGTTTGAGGGCCTAAAATTCCGCCTTGCAAAGTTCCATGACCTTGCCGATTCAAAGAAGGCCGAATGCGAGACTGACTTCAAGACCGCATGCAACCTAATCAAGCGCAACAACATCACGCAGAGAATGCTCCAGTCTGGTGCAACCCTGTGCGGTTCCTACGAAGATGCATACGTAAACGGATTCTGCCCAAGCCAGTGGGGGTAATCAATGTCTCAAACATCCGTTACCAACTATTTGATTGAACCAGCTACCAACCGTGGCAAGCACCCAGCTACCATGGGAAGTTCCTGGTCATGCAACATGTTCCGTGAAATCAACGCAGCGAACAACTACCTCACTTCCCTGCCTGGACTGAAACTGATAAAGCGTGTCCATACCAGCGCAAGGTGCAGGGGAGCATACGTGTCCTCTGTCGGCCTCGCAGTACAGAACCAGCAGGAAAACGCATTCGTCTGTTTCGGAAACAAGATTTACAGAATCGACATCGCTGGAAACTCCACGATGATAGGCCAGGTCGCATCTGGTGCGTCCCGTGTCATCTTTGCTGAGACTGGCGGTTTGAGACCGATGCTGCTAATAGCCGACGGTTTCAACCTCTGGGTTTATGACCTGCTCGAAGGCGGGAATCTCCAACAGGTTACACTCCCTCAGCGTGTAACTGGCGACGGAGGCATGATTCGGCCCACCCACGTTTGTGTGGTCGGAGGGTCGGTGTGTATAACGGATTCGGGCTCTGGTTTCGTATACTACACCATCCCTTATCCTCTCAACAGCGAGAAGAGGGAAGTGTTCGACATCGTCAACGGAGAAGTCCAGTACGACCCCAACAACACCCTGAAAGTCCTCACCAAGCAGGTGGATGCACTCGATTACATGTTCCTTGACAACTACGGTGTACAGCAGTATTTCAACGCCGAAGTTTCGTCTGATAATTTGCAGGCGATTTGCGCTGTGGGCGCCTCGCTCTATCTTCTAGGTTCAAAGACGATTGAAATCTGGCAGAGGGGCTCAGGCGAGTACGAGACATGGATTAGACAGTCGTATACTGCCAATGCATCTAACGGTTTGCAGGCGCCATACTCGGTTGCCATCTGCGGTTCTAACCTCTACTATCTCGGCTCTGGTGAATCATACGCAAAGGGCATCATGATGGTTTCAGGCCAGCAGTACAAGAAGATTAGCCCAGACTGGCTAGACAAGAAACTGCTCGGCGAGACATCCGATACGGCTTTCGCATTCGCATACGCAGAGGGCGACCACAACTTCTATGTGCTCCAGCTTCAGAACTTGCAGGAGACTTGGGTATTCGACACGGAGACATCGGAGTGGCATCAGCGTTGCTCCCGTGTCCACGAATCGGGTGTTGAAACCCGTTGGCGTCCTTCCGCACTGATATGGTTCGGCGGAAAGTTCATCGCCTTCTGCAACGACGGTGCCATGTACGAGCATACCGACGATTACTGGTACGAGGATTACGTAGGAGGTTCGAGACTTCCGATGATTAGGCACAGGCAGGGTGCAGTCGTGGTTGACAACAACAGGCCGTTCATCTTCAACGAGCTTGGAATCGAATGTAACGTAGGTTGCTGGGCGGATTATTCTCTCCAGCCAGACCTGCTACTGGAAGTGAGCAAGGACGGAGGAAACACGTTCGGAAACGTCCGTTCCTGCAAGCTTGGAAGGACTGGTAACTACGACCACAGGGTAAGGTTCCACAGCCTAGGCTTGAACAGGCTATGTGTACTGAGGGTTACATACTCGCATCCTACCAGCCTGGAACTGACCACCTGTTCTCAACGTATCACCCCAACGAATGCGGTAATCTGATGAAAAGCGGAATGATTAACAGGACCAGCCCCTTTGTGGACGTGCTGGAAATGCTCACGGGTTCGTGGAACGAGTACGACTCTGGTTCATACCATATTGTTGTAACACCGTTCTTTACCGTGATTACGGCCACGCTTGACGCAGGTTCGACCGAGTTGCCGTTCAAAGTTACAAGACCCGTGGCGGGAACCCTGTCGCATGCCAACGGTTCAGTCGATGCCGTGATAGTGAAACCTGGCCAGACTGCAATCAACGTTTCCAAACCTGGGCTGTTCCAGCTGAATATGTTCGGGGATTCGGCCAGGGTTGCGGCCCTACTTTCAAAATAGAAAAAGCGAGGTTCAACAATGGACAAGAAAGAGACGCTCGAAAAATTGAAGATGCTCAATTCTCTCATGGAGGATTTCATCGACATGATGGCCATAGACGAGGCCGACGAGGAGATGGGCAAGGAAGAAACCAAGAAGAAGGAGAAGTAAGCTATGGTACCAGCCATTATCGCAGGGGGAATTGCGGCTGCATCGATAGCCTCAAACCTCTACAACAGTTACAAGAACCGTGAGGACGCAGCCTCGGCCTACGATGACATCGAGAGCGCTGCAAACGACGTAGTCGCCAGGAACAACGCCGACATCAACAGCTACCGTAGCCTTGTCAACAGCACTTACGGTCAGGGAGCAAGCAAGTACAACCAGGCCTTGCAGGACTTCCTGAACTCCGACGTGTACCAGAACAAGGACTTCACGTACGGGGGAGACATCAACCAGTTCTTCGACCCTGCCGCAAACCAGCGTTGGGAAGCCGAGATGTCTGCCATGAACAATGCTGCGGCAACTGGCGGAAACAGGTTTTCGAGCGACTATATGAACCGTGTAGGAGCCCGTGCCCAAGCCCACACAAGTGAGGAATGGGAAAAGGCCTATAACAAGCTAATGCAGGACAGGAACCAGGCCCTGGCTGAATACAACGTAAACACCCAGAACGCATGGAACAACTACAATGCTACGCAGGACAGGGCGAAGTACGGCATCGACCAGTACGGCAACGACCGCAACATGCTCACGCAGGGTCTAGGCGATGCAACCATGGCCGCAATGAACAACAGGCTCGGTGGCTTGCAGACACAGGCAAACGTGGCCGCAGGACGTGTCAACGCATTGCAGAACCAGAACGCTGGTGGCGGAATTGCATCTGCACTCGGACCCGTCGCACAGTTCGCTGGAGCCTACTTCGGGGCAGGTTCCTAACGGGAGGTGAATCATGGGATTTTCATTCAACTGGGCGGGAGTCAACATCCCGCAGATTCAGGTCAAGGACACTACCGAGAACGCAATGCGTGATGCGAAAAACCTAGGTGCTGCCCTCCGTGGATATGAAGTAAAGCAGGCAAACAAGGAATACGCAAACCTGATTTCGTCAAGGAACGAAGCCCTTACGAAGATGGACGAGATTTCGAACAGGATTGCCCAACTCCAGAGAAGGAACGAGGAAATCAAGGCTGAACTCGCAGGTATGCAACAGCAGGCTGTGCAACCTAACGAACCAGCCCCTGCTTTCGTATCTACGCCAGAACAGCCTACCCCGATGGCATACCCGTATTCGAACCAGCTTCAGTCTGAGTCTGAAATCCTTGCAAGACAATTTGCCCGTACTGGTGGTGACTCTACAAAGTTCACCAAGGACGAGATAAAGGATATCCAGTCATTTGTAGGTGTACCCGAAAATGATATCGACGGAATATGGGGACCTCAGTCAATACGATACTGGAATGATTATTGGCATGGACGTGGAGGGTTGTAACCCATGGCCGAACAGAACAACAACGCACAGATGGCGAAGGAAATCCTTGCGTTCCTTATAGGCGCAGGGATGAGCTCTACTCCCGCAGCTAGGGCCGCAGGAATCCTCGGCTCCGTTTCTGGTGCTTCCCGTTCGGCCCCTTCGATTCCAGGCATATCGGATGCTGCAACCCAGTTCATGGCCAAGCAGTACCCGACCGAGTTCGCACCAGATGCGTGGCACAACTACGACGTTGACTACATACCTGGAAAGGCCAACGAGAACTCTAGCGGAAAGGCCAACATGTCCATCATCGACGAGGCTGGCATCATGCAGGATATCGACCTACACAACAGGACGATAACCAAGCATATCCATCCAGGTATGACACCCAAGCAGCAACGCCTTGCCTTGAATCGGGGCCTTGAAGAGGAGAAGAGACTTCCCCAGTTCTGGAACGAGTCGGCATCACGCCTTCCGTTCTCCGTTTCATCTTCGGCTGTAACTGGAATCAGATTGACTCCCGATGCAAGGATAGAGGTGCAGTGGAAGAACAAGCCGACATGGTACACTTTCAAGGCATACCCGAACACCTACGAGGCTTCTAGGGCTGCACAGGAACTCCTCAAAGCAGATTCGATTGGACGTGCCGTTTACCCAGTGAAGAGCCGTGGTCCAGGAAGTCCGTACAGGTCGAGAGGAGGAAAACTCCTAGGCGAATGGAACGACAAGAACTACGACGGGTCTATGGCTCACTAGCCTACTTTCAACCGTGAAAACAGAGAGGATTTGAACAATGTTTCCAACAAGTTACGGACAGGCGTTGAACAACGCAGGATATCAGCAGGCCATTAACGGCTACTTCAACGGCAAAAGGTATGACCCGTCCGCTGCATACGCTGCACAGCAGGGAAGCGTGCAGAACGCACAGAACGCATACGACACCAACCAGCAGAGGCTAGCCGCAGAGGCAGCATGGAACGCACAGCAACAGTCTGCTGCACCAGCAACCTATTCCAACCGTATCGAGCTGGAAAAGGAGCTCGCATACAACGAGAACGAAATCCGCTACTTGCAGAACCAGCTCGAAAACATGCGTGCTGAATGGATGGACCAGGATTCCTTCGACAGGAAGCTTGCTGCCAACCGTGCTGCAATCGGAGATTTCGGCAATGCCAGGGCACACCAGAACGATATCATCGCAAGGCAGAACGACAGGAACCGTGTGGCCGATACTGCAATGCAGTGGAGATGGCAGGCTGCCCAGAACAAGATTGCAAGGGAAGCGGACCAGAGGAAGCAGGCCAAGGCCGACATCAAGCGTATCATCGGTGAAATCGAGGACATCGACGCACAGATTCCTTATCATACGGAAATTGGAGCTGTCAATGCGCTCAATGCAAAGAAGGCAAGACTCGTCAGGGAACTTGCTGGATACGGTGTCGCTTTCGAAAACGAGGGTTCCAACACAGCTCAGAACAATGTTTCGAACACTGGTTATACAAACCTTTCATCCATTAAACAGAAAGAAGAAGCTGCAAAGGACAAGAGAGGGGATTTCATTGACCCTAAGGAACAGGAAAAGATTGCTCAGGCATATCACGACCTAGGTCTTTTGGCTGAAGAAAAGCGTGTAAGGAACACAATGAATGTTCCTAAACGCAAGAAGGCAAAGGAAGACTGGGAAAAAGAAAAGGGCGAGGCAAGGAAACTTGTCGATAAGTACCAGAACATGACCGAGGTTGAAAAAAAATCGTTCACTGCACGCTGGAACAAGGACGACCCTAACGACAAGGAAATCAAGCTCCTCAAGAAGTACGCCACGTTCGACGGCGCAGCACCAAAGATGAGGTAATCCAATGGCAAGTTCAAAAGAAGTTCTCAAAGACTGGCTGAAGGAAGGCAAGTACGTATCTCAGGATGTCATAGATTCCCTTTACGGGATGAAGGCTCCTACTGACGAGCTGGCCGAACAGAGGTTCCTTGAAAAGTACGGTAATGCAAGTCCCTTCACGAAGGCTGACAAGATTACCGAGCCGACAATCCCTTCCATGGCCAATGTCATAGAAATCATCGGCATCGAAGGAAAGGACGCCAAGGAGAAGGCAGACAAGTTCATCGAGGAGTTCCCGAAGAAGGCTTCCGAATGGAAGAAGAAAATTGTCAAGAACCCCGTCTACGGAGAAAGGGGCTGGCAAACCGTATACGAAATATGGAAGCAGGCGGAAGCCCAGAAGATGCTCAGGGACATCCCCAAGGCAAGGAAGGAGTCAATCCCGTTTGCCGTAAGGATGCTTTCGTCCCTGTTTACACCACGTATTACCGAGGACTTCATAAACACTGGCGACTGGACTGTAAAGGACGCACTTGGAGACCTAGGAGAGAATGCACTCATGGCAATCCCAGGTGCAGGAATCGCCTCGGTAGGAGCAAGGGTTGCACCAAGGGTTCTGGCAAGGGTTGCACCAAGGGTCGCATCCAAGGTTGTACCCTACATGAGTGGACAAGCAGCTGGAAAGCTTCAGCGTTTCGCACAGGGAGCTGGAGCAATGTCTGGCAACATCCTCGGAAACGCAGTTGTACCGTTCGCATCGGAAGCTATGGATGCTGCAATGTACGACGAGAACGACCCTGGAATGGGACACCGTGCAGACTTCTCGGTAGGAGACGCAGCAATCGGCACCGCTATCAACCAGGGTGTTAACCGTGGCCTCATGCGTGCCGCAGGACCCATGCTAGACAGATGGACAGGAAGCGGAATGGAGAAGGGCGGACAGGGAACCGTAAGGAAGGTCCTCGAAACGCTAGGCCTTTCTGCAAAGAAGTCTGGCGACGACTTCGCATCGGACGTTGCCCTAAAACTTAACCTCCCGATTGTCAACAAGGGAGAGCTAACCGAGGACGCATTCAATGCGGCAAGGATGGGAAGGACGCCAGAGCTGTCTGCATCTGGTGTAAGCGACGATGTACTTAAACAAGCCGTTCTTGACCAGGCTATAATCGACGCCATAAATAAAGGAGAAATCCAGCTTGTCAGTAAGGAAGCAAGGGAAGCGACAGCAAACAAGTTGAAGCAGGAAGCCGAGCAGAGGACCGAAGAGGCCGTTGACAATACGCTCGACGTAGTTGCCGACCAGATGAAGGCATACAACGGCATAGGTCTTCCAGCAAGCAATTATTTCAAATATCCTGAAACGCTCCCGTCACCGTATATTCAGAAGATTACTCCTGAAGGTTCCGAAGGAGCTCAGTTCTTCGACGTTGTAGGACAGAAGGAAATCGAGGAAGCGTTGGCAAGGCATCCTAATGAGTTCATCAACTATGCGACATGGCATGGAACGGGACCTTCCGTAGCAACAAGGGGAGAACGTGCGGCAAACATCCTCAACCAGGCGTTGCCAGCATGGGCAGTAAACAAGGCAGGAACCGAGGATGCTTCCGACCTAATTCTTTCGCAGACTCCCGAAATCAAGAAGACCTTGAAGAAAGAGAGCAGGAAGACACAGGCGGCTCCCGCAAACAGGAACAAGTCATCAGACGTGCTGAAAGTAATCGGGGAGAACCAGGGACTTACCGAAACAGACCAGAAGTATCTAAAGGCAATCGCAGATAACCCAGAGATAATGACGGTCGGCTACAAGGATGACCCGAACGGGTTCAAGCTGTGGCTCCTGGAAAGGGGTAACGACCTGCTGTCTGGAACAAGGGTGTTCAGGCCTACGTTCGATGTTGAATAGGGCCTACTTTCCAAAACAGAAAAGAGAGGTTTTGAATGAAAAGCATCGAAGAAGTTATTGAGCTCTGGAAGGACTTTGAGTCCCGTGCCAATACGAAGAGGAGCACCCAGATTGCCCGAATAAAGGAAGACCGCTCGTTCCTTTCAGGAAACCAGTGGGAGAAGGCCGATTCCCGCCTTATCGCAAAGTCGAGACCGAGACGTGTAATCAACGTTCTCGCAAACTCGGTGAACTCCACTGCGAACGGATACGCAAACTACCCGTACAAGTGGTACAGCGACAACCAGGAAATCGACATGGCAGCCGACGCATTCATCAAGAACGGTTCGAACAACCGTGCTGCATACGACGTGCTGTACTCGGAAGTCGCTTTCGGACTGGGATATTTCGCAATCGGTTCGGAATCCGTTTCCGACGAGAACGGAAACCAGGTCGAAGTCCCTGCCCTCTACTCCATCGACAAGATTGAGAACGTGTATTTTGACCCAGATTCAATCGAGCGTGATGGACACGATGCGGTCGAGGCTGCAATCGTCGAGTTCAAGAGCAAGAACTATGTAGAGGCAAAGTTCGGTGAACGCTGGGTTACGGCAAAGGGTGTTCGCCCGCTCATCAACGTGACGGATAACAGCAACCCTGACACCATGTGCATCGTTACCTACTTCCGAGTAGAAGATGGAAAGTGTTCCGTCTACCGCATGCTGAACAACGATTTCCTCGAAGAGCCTACCCAGCTCGATATCGAACGTGTTCCTATCTTCCCAGTTTACGGCGAGAAGACATGGGACGGCGACGATGAACTGTGGCAGGGTTTAGTAAGGAAAGGCGCCCCTATACAGAAGATTATCAACTACGCTTTCACCCAGCTGGGCGAACGCATGGCGATAGCTCCTAAGCCTACATTCCTTACTACCCCGCAGGCCGTTGAAGGATACGACGACGGATATCGAAACTTCTTCAACAACCTGAACCCGCTACTACTCTGGAACGAGACTGACCCAGACGGAAAGGTGAAATACCCAGAGCCGAAGCGCATCGACAACAGCGTGCAGTATGGCGACATCACGGCAATCATCTCTGCCAACCTTGAACTCCTCTCCACGATAACGGGAGTTGACGCAAAGGGCCTAATCGACGGCCAGCCACAGGTTACTGCCACTGAGGTCATCTACAACGAACGCCAGACACAGAGCACTGTAAGGCACTTCTTTGCCTCGCTAAGAGACACATTTAAGGCGGTCGGTGAGACGGTCCTGAAACTGATGGGATACGGCAATGTAACCCTCGATGTCATCCAGGGTCCGAGCGAGTATTGCGAAAAGCAGGTTGCAAGACAGGAACTCATCCAGTTGGCAGCCCTCGTGCCTGACACAGAGAAGATGAAGCTGGTTGACGGAATCCTGTTGAGCCACAACGACAACCCGATTCTGAGAAACGTGTTCGGTGCACTCCATTCCGCTCCTCAACCTAGCCCGATGGAACAGCAGGCATTCGATACAATAGAACAGATGAAGCAGGCTATCGAGCAGAAGAATGCACAGATAGAGGACATGCAGAAGCAGCTCGAACAGTGGCAGCAGTACGACAAGAACAAGGACAAGGACATACAGGCCAAGTTCGCAGAAATGGACCTGCAGCATCAGCAGAAGATGGAAGAAATGGCATTCCAGAAGCAGCTTGAAGGTGGTGCCGATGCCGAACAGGCACAGCTCGAAACCGCATCCAAGCAGCTAGAACTTGAAAAGCAGGCCATTGAACTCGACGCAACAGAGGTAAAGGCCAAGGCTGAAATTGCCAAGGCAGTAATGGGAGGTGTATAATGAAAATCAGTTTGCCTATCAACCAGTTCTTCGACGACGTTGGTTTCCCTCTCGTCGGTGGACGCATCTCGATTTTCAAGCACGATTCAGACACCCTGAACGACATCTTCACTCTCGACGGGGATATCTACCGTGCTGCAGTCAACCCGATTATCACCTCCGACGAGGGCAGGATTCCTACCCTGTTCTTCGACGCAGCCGTTGTCGATGTCAGGGTCGAGAAGGCCAACGGTGACGGTACCTACGAACTGATAGACACCTTCCAGGCTGGCTTCAATGTTCCTGACGTGAAGAACGACACGGTAATAAACGGCATCGACGCATTGAAGGACACCAACACTGAAGTCGGCGTTGTTTCCGTATACGGTTATGACAACGACTGCATGGCCCCGATGAGGAACTATGTTTGGGACCCTACATCTACCGAAGAACCTGATGACGGCATCGTGGTCCTCTCCAACACCACGGATACTGGAAGATGGATTCTCCTCTGGGATGACGAGAAGCTTCCTTGCTCAGTCTACGGAATCACCCCAGGCAACGAGGCGAACATCTCGGCCTTTTTGACTTATCCAGACATCGTCTCCCAGTGGAATATCAAGACCCCGAAGATTCCGAGGTTCATCCACGGAACCTACACGAGCGACACGACCTATTCTACCACGAAGACGCTGTATTTCGACGAAGGTGCAAGGTTCACTAGGGCGGAATTCGTCT